TACTTGGTCTAACTCAGATGCACACGTAGCAACAACTGCTGCTATTAACGCAAGAATTATTGACCTTGTTGACGAGGTTGGTGGTTTTACTGTCATTGCTACTGAATTAGTTTTTCCAAATACAAACCCACAAGGAGCTACAGGTCAATCAGCAATACTTAGTATTGGTGCTTTATCACAGGGCTATACAAGAACTGGGACTACTGTAACTATTGCTAACGGAACAATTGGAAATAGCACAGTAACTATTACTGGAGTTCCTATGGACTTGCCAAGTGGATTTGGATTATTAGTTGAATCTACAGCAACACTTAATACATATACTTTTCATAGGTTAGTTCCTAAAGCTACTGAAGTAACAACAGTTGCAACTAACATAACTAATATTGTTGCAGCCGGTGTAAACGTAGCTGACATTAACAACTTTGCTGATTTATACCAAATTAGTGGAAGTGCTCCTACACAAAGAGTAGATGGTAATTCATTAGTTAGTGGAGATTTATGGTTTGATAATAGTAACGGAAACTTAAGAGTTTGGAATGGTACTGCATGGGCGATTATTACACCAGCTCAATCAGTATTAGATGACGTAGCTATTGTTTCTGGAGCTATAACTTACTCAGAAGATTTAGGTCTTATAAGTGATGCTGTATCTACAGGTAGCTCTAACGGGTCACTTGACATAGTTGCTGATGCTTTAGAAAATGAAATAACATTTACTGTTACAGCAGCTACAGGTAAATTTATTATTGATGGTGTAGATAAACCAGCTCTTACATTACACAAAGGCTGGACATATACATTTGATGTAAGTGATGCCTCTAACGCAGCCCATCCATTACGATTTTATGCTGGCAGCTCTCAGTACTCAACTGGAGTAACTGTTACTGGTACGCAGGGACAAGCTGGAGCAAAGGTACAGATTGTAATACCAGAATCTCAGCCAACTAATTTCCAATATTACTGTACAAACCACAGTGGTATGGGTAATAATATAACTGTTATTGAAGATCCAATCAAAGCTGTAGCTGATATTTCATCAAGTGTTGTAACAGTTGGTGGCATAGCTTCTAACGTAACAACAGTTGCAAACAATACATCTAACATAAATGCGGTACAAGCCAATGCAACCAACATTAACGCCGTACAAGCTAACGCTTCTAATATCAATGCTGTTGCTAGCAACGCTACAAATATTAATGCTGTTGTTTCCAACGCTTCAAACATTAATACAGTCGCTGGTATCAATGCAAACGTTACAACCGTAGCTAACAATACAAGTAACATTAACTCTGCTGTTAGTAACCAATCAAATATTAACGCAGCAGTTTCTAACGCTGCAAACATAAACACAGTTTCTGGTTCTATAGCTGACGTTAACAGGTATGCAAATGAATACCAAATTTCTAGCTCTTCACCATCTAGTCCTAGTGCTGGAGATTTATGGTTTGACACAACTTCAAATACTTTAAAAAACTACAACGGAGCTGCATGGTTGGGTATTACATCTAACTCTGGTATCCAAAACGTGGCTGATGACACATCACCCGAACTTGTTGCTGCATTAGATTGCAATAACAATAATCTCACTGAGGTAGGAACAGTCAGTGGTAATAATTTACAAATAGATTTCGGTACACTTTAAATGGCAAAATTATTAAAATTAAGACGTGGTACTACAGCTCAGCACGGGTCATTTACTGGTGCTGAAGGCGAAGTAACTATAGATACCACAAAAGATACAGCCGTCGTACATGACGGCGCACAAGCTGGTGGTAGACCACTAGCAAGAGAAGATATGTCTAATGTATCTTCTGCAAATATTTTAGGTAGAATAAGTAATGGTGATATTGTTGGTACAAAACTAGAAAACTCTGGTGTAACTGCTGGTTCTTATGGTGGTAGCACTGCTATTCCTATTGTCACAGTTGACGCTCAAGGTCTAGTTACAGCAGCTTCAACAACTGCGATTGACAGTACAACTATTGCAAACGGTTCTGCTTCAGTAGCAGTAGCTAGCAATGGTCCAATCACATCTAACGCTAACCACGATTTTTCTGCTGGTATTGACGTAACAGGGATAATTACATCTACTGGTAATGTTAATACTTCAGGTAATATAAATATTACAAACGAAACTCCTAAAATAAGTTTTATAGACTCTGGTAACAATCCTGACTTTAGTATACAAAATAATAATGGTCAGTTAAGGTTTCTTGATACTACAAATAATGTTGGAAGAATAGTAATTCAATCTGATGGAACAGTAGATGTAGCTGGTAACCTAGATGCTAATGGTGGTCTTGACGTAACAGGAAACATCACAGTATCAGGAACAGTTGACGGTGTAGACGTAGCTGCTCTAAATACAACTGTTGGAAACTTAGGAATTTCTGGAGGTGCTATAGCTAGTGCTACAACCGCAACAACTCAGTCTCAAGGCGACAACAGTACAAAAGTTGCTACAACTGCGTACACAGATACAGCCGTATCTAACTTAGTAGATTCATCTCCGGGTGCTCTTAATACTCTTAACGAGTTAGCAGCAGCTATAAACGATGACGCTAGTTTCTCTACAACAGTTAACAACAACATTGCTACCAAAATGCCTTTGGCTGGTGGTGAGTTTACAGGTAATGTAACTTGTGAAAACATTACACCTGATGCAGATAGTTCTAGAAACTTAGGTACAAACTCAGTAAGATTTGCAAATGTATATGCTGACAACTTTGTTGGTGCTGGTAGTAACTTAACAGGCATAGAATCATTTGTGTCTGGTATGATATTATTATGGTCTGGTGCTGAAAACGCTATACCATCTGGATTTGTATTATGTAATGGTTCTAACAGTACACCTGACTTACGAGATAGATTTGTAGTTGGTGCTGGTAACACTTACTCTGTAGGAGCTACTGGTGGTTCTAATACTGGTACAGATACAGTAAACATTTCTGGCTCTGATACAGTTAGTATTACTGTTTCTGGAAACGCAACAGCAAACGTTAGTTCTGCATTATCTACTTATAGTACTCACTATGCTAACTATTGGAGAATTTTATCTGGTAATGTTGCTAACTACAGTAATGGTACTATAACATTACCATTTTCAGGTTCTGGTACAGATACAGTAAACATCTCTGGTTCAGATACAGTAAGCATTGACAATAGACCTCCATACTATGCTCTTTGCTATATAATGAAAACTTAATTTAATTTACCACCCTTTTTATATGACATTAAACATAAGTACACCATTTGCCTATTATATGGGTCATGGAATATTAGACTATGATTTTACGAAACTTAGAGAAGAAAAACGTATAACATGGGCTAACAATCAGCCACAAGCTGAAGAGTTTGCAAAAGAACAAGACAGACTAGGACTAAAAGGATTTCATAATAAATATTATAGAATTTTAGAATCTTATCCTGATTTACGTGATATAATAACTTATAATTTTAATTTATTTTGTGAAAATACTATAGGAAATATTAGAGCTAAAATATCTACTTCGTGGATAACATATATGACAGAAGGAGAAAGAAATTACAGACATAGACATAGTAATTGTTTTTATTCTGGAGTTTTATATTTTGATGAAAAGTATGGCAAAGACTCAGCAAAACTAGAATTAGAAAATCCAATCGGGGATATTCTTGAAACTATAGTTCCTAAACATTATAATAGAGATAAAAATAATAAATCCTTAGATAACGTACAAATTGAACCAGAAACAGGTGTATTTGTCTTTTTTCCGTCAACGTGTCGTCATGGTACAAATTTACATGTAGGTGATCCTAGAAGATCGCTTGCTTTTAATTTTGTTTTAGATGCACCTATTTGGGCTTTTGACTCGACTTATAATTCTGAATGGTAATGGAAATACCTTCCATAGTAATACCACCAATACAAACAATAGAAACAATATCTATACCTTTGCCTACCGCAGACGTACCATCATACATTCCTATGGTGGTACCGCCTAGCGATTTAGAAGCTCCTGAGGGAGTGCAAGCAGAGGCAAAAGATGAACCGGAACAAGGATTAAGAAAAGTAGACATACCGTTTACAGATTTTAAAATGCCTGTCCCGGAAAACGAAATATTAGTAACGGCTGGGACAACTGCGGTTGTCTCTGTAGCAGCCACCCTTACAGCTACAGCAGCTTTTAAATGGGCGGTTACTGCAATGAAACCAATACTAAAAACAGCATGGAAGAAGTTAAGCCAAAAAAACAAGGGCTGATAAGTAAACTAAAAGACATAGGTGAAGAGAAAGAACATACGCTAGAAGTTCTTGGAACTTTAGTAAGACTAGGCGTAGTTGTCTGGTCTGGTTTTATTATTACTATGAATTACATAGATATACCTATGGTAAAGAAGTCTGGGAACAGCGATATCACTTTCGTAGCCAGCGTTTTTACAGGCGCACTAGCCACATTCGGCTTGACGACTGGAAAAAATGGCAGCAAGCCTCCACAATGTCCGATGAAAGATAAACCAAAAGCATGAAAAAACTAATCTTGCTTTTAGCTCTGTTATCACCCAGCATAGCTAGAGCCAATACTGTCACTCCCCAGTTTACTTCAGGGAGTATGAACTCAACGACCACTACCACTCAAACTATAGTGGAGACAGAGCAGCGTCAGGTCTTCGGAGCTGAGCTGAAAACGTGGTCAGGAAATAATGTTACAGCCTCTGGCGATTTAGCAGCTACAGGTACAACATTCTCAG